CTATTTTTTATGGAGTGAATTGAACATGGCTTATATGAATCAAGAACGCAAAGCGAAGATTAAAGCAAACTTGGATGCCGCCCTCAAAGGTACTGGCGTTAAATATTCCTTGCGTTGCGACAGTCTCTCTATCACATGCACAATTAAATCTGCGCCTGTTGATTTTATTGCGAACTCTAACGAAACTTGTGCCGCTGACTTCTACCAAGTATCCCGTGGCTTCCGTCCCAATGATACTGGTTACGACCAAGTGAACCCCTACCATTATCAGAGCCACTACTCTGGTAAGGCAAAAGAACTAATGACCAAAATCGTTACTGCAATGTATTCTGGTGATTATTATGACCGTAGTGATGCGATGACGGATTATTTCGACACCGCTTATTATGCCCATATCAATGTTGGCAAGTGGGACAAACCTTTTGTTGTTACCGCTTGACAAACACCACATGGTGTGTTACCATGTATCTCTTAGTTAACTCTTTTAAGGAAATTATATTATGACTAAATCTGTTCAACAATACACAAAAATTTTTGAAGTTTTGCAAAACGCAAAAGCACCTGTACCTGTTAGCACCATTCGTGCGATTGATGGTATCGTTGCGACTCGCCTTTCTACTTATCTGTGGGAAATCAAGAAAAACACGGGCTTTGCTGTTCGTGCCAATCGTGATGGCCGCACAGTTGTGAGTTATGAACTCGTTGGCGCTGGTACTGCACCTGTTGCAAAGCCTGCCAAAGTGAAGGCTGTTAAGGCTCCAGTTGTCAAAGCGGCTAAGCCTGTTGTTGCGAAAGCGAAGAAAGTTACTCCTGTGCCTGTTCGTGCTGGCGATTCCCTTGATGGAATTATGTCTGCAATGGCGAAGTCTTCTGCAAAGAAACCTGTCAACCTGTTAGATGAAATCGACACAGACGTTGCGGACTTTGAAGACCGTGAATTTGCCGAAGCATATATTCGAACTTGATATTGATTGGAGTGATATGGATGACCGTGCAGTAGTAATAGAACGATACATCCTTGAAGCATGGGACACAGGCTTGACTGGTACTGACGTTGTAAATTATGTTCAGTATATGTCAAGCATTCCCTCTTTTGAGATAGAACCTGTTTTACAAAATTTAATTGCGAGAATGTCAGAATGAAACTTTCCATATATGATAGATTGATGCAGTATCCTTGGTTTTATAAACTAATGATAAACTTTACTCTCATGGAATATTTTGTAATTGTATTCTTTTTTGTTGGAATGTTTTTATGGTTGTAAGTAAACTATATCTCGACATGGACGGTGTTCTTTGTAACTTTGAGAAACGTTACTTTGAACTCTTTGGCGAAAGTCCTGGTTCGTCTAGAGACAGAAAAAACTTTTCTTCCAACTGGACTAAATTTATTGAAGGTGAAAACTTTGCGACATTAGATTGGTACGAAGGTGGAAAAGAATTGCTTGCCTATGTGCGAACTATTCCTAATGTTGAGATTGAAATGTTGACTTCAAGTGGTGGTTTAAAGTATCATACCGAAGTGACAATTCAAAAGACGCAATGGCTTTGCGAACGTGGTATAGATTATAAAATAAATACTGTGCCTGGGCGCAAATTGAAAGCCGAATATGCAAAATCCACAACCATATTGGTGGATGATACTCCAGACGTAATTGATTCGTTTGGAGCCGCTGGCGGTATTGCTATACTGCATAATAATGTAAATGAGACTATTCGTCAACTACAATTCTATTGTGAAGACTATGCTCTCCCACCTCATACAGATTGAGAGTAAAAATGAAAATTGCTATTACCTCCGATGTTCACCTCGAATTCGGAGACTTAATTTTAAAGAACGAAGAAAACGCTGACGTACTAATACTGTCTGGCGATATCTGCGTTGCGGCAGACTTCCGTAAGTCTGATCCATATGGGATTGTATCGTATGGTAAAACTGAACGTTATACCGATTTCTTTATCCGTTGTGCAAATGAATTCAAAAACGTAATTTATGTTGCAGGCAACCATGAACACTATAATGGTGATTATGCTGAAACGTTTAATATTCTACGTGAGTACTTGGGTTCAATTCCCAACTTGCACATCCTTGACAAACAACATGTAGTCATTGATGACGTAACATTTATTGGTGGCACATTGTGGACTGACATGAATGCACAAGACCCTGTTACTCTTGCACACATTCGTGGCATAATGAATGATTTTCGGATTATTCAAAACAGCACCGAAATGGTATCGTACAAGACAATGGTCAATGCATATGATGCTGATGGCAATGTGAAGTTAGATGAAAATGGGCAACCAATTCAACAAGCAGAATTTCATAAACGTCCTGCTAGGTTCACACCAGAAGATACTGTACAGGATCATAAAAAGATGTTACAATACATTCAAGTGACTACTGCTATGCTTGGTGAGAATTCAAACAAGTATGTTGTTGTTGGGCATCATGCACCTAGCAAAGCATCTACGCATCCACGTTATAAAACTGAAGTGATTATGAATGGCGCATACAGTAGTCGTTTGGATCAATTCATTCTTGACAATCCACAAATCAAATTGTGGACTCATGGTCATACACACGAAGACTTTGATTACATGATTGGTAGTACTAGGGTTGTTTGTAATCCACGTGGCTACGATGGTTATGAAGAACGTGCTGATAACTTTAAACTAAAATACGTGGAGATTTAATGGAAGACCCTATTGACTTTGAGAATTCACATCCTTGCATGGAAAAGATTATTACATCAGATAAACTTTTGCCAATTACAAAATCTGTTGCAAAGATGTTGATGCGTAATCCATATACATCATTGGGCAAATTTTTTAAAACAATTTCTGACGATAACTTGCAAGCACTTGCGGAAATCATTGAAGAAGGCGATAGCGAATTCAATGATGGTATAGAAGATGTTGTATTGATGACTGAAATGTTATCCCGTGCCGAAGGTGTGCCAAGCCAATGCATTGATGACATTACCGAAAACGTAAATTACTTTGGTGCATGTGTTACCTGTGTTTCACTTGCACGAAAGGGTCTAGTTCGTGTATACTATGATAACATGTCGTTTGGTAGAGACCAAGGCGATAAAGTACTTGTGGAGAGACTATGAAAACTTATGACACATTCGAAAACGTTTCTGAAATGCAACCATGCATGAAACGTCCTATTGTTATTAATGCTAAACGCATTGACGAAGATTTTCGTGTGAATACTTTAGAGGGTAATTACAAGCAAGGCAAGGCTGGTGATTATCTTATGAAAGGTATTGACGGAGAACTTTATATTTGTGATGGTCCTATTTTTGAAAAGACTTACGATTTTGTATGAACATCTTCTATTTGAATCACGAACCAAAAATCTGTGCTGAAATGCACTTAGATAAACACGTTGTCAAAATGATTATTGAGTATGCACAACTCATGTCTACCGCACACCGTGTTCTTGATGGCGACAAATTCATAGATAAGACTGCGAACAATCGTAACATTCAACGTTGGCGCATGAAAAACGAAATCATCGAATATGGCTTGATGAAAGCATCACACGTTAATCATCCATCAAACATATGGGTTCGTGCAAGCAAACAAAACTACATGTGGCTGTATCAGATGTGGACTCACTTGTTAGCAGAATACACACATCGATATGGCAAGCATCATGCGTGTGAAAAATATGCAAAGTATCTTTGTTTGCCTCCAGAGAACATTGCTGATATTCCGTTCACCGAACCTACGCCTGCGATGCCAGATATCTACAAAGTGACAAATGATTCTATTCGCTCGTATCAGAACTACTATATACATGATAAGGCGAGATTCGCTAATTGGAAAAACAGAGAAACACCAGAGTGGTTCTCATACGGAGTAAAGAATGCCAACATACAACTTTCGTCATCGTGAGACAGGCGAAATAATTGAGAAACTTTTTAAAATTTCTGATAGAGAGGAATTCTTAGAACAGAATCCTCAATATGAATCTGTTATTCTAAGCGCCCCATCATTAGGCGATCCAATTCGATTGGGCTTACGAAAGCCAGACAATGGATTTAGAGAAGTCCTTGCCAAAGCTAAAGAAGCACATCCAAGAGGTGATGTTAACACATTCTAATAATGGGAACACATAAAACTACTACAACTACAAAAAGGGCACCCATGGCAAGAAAACCTGCTGTATCTAAAACAGCAAATACCGAACCAGAATTTCAACAACCCCCTAGAACAAAAGCAGTCAATAACACACTCAGACTCAGACTAGATGATTTAAAAACTTTTGATCCGTTAACAGACAATCAAAAATTATTTTTCGATGCATACAAACGTGGTGATTATTTCGTAGCACTTCATGGCGTAGCAGGCACAGGTAAAACATTCTGTGCGCTATATAAAGCAATCGAAGAAGTGATGGACAAATCAAATCCATTTGATAAAATCATTGTAGTACGTTCTGCTGTTCAGAGCAGAGAGATTGGACATTTGCCAGGTGACGTAAATGAGAAAATGGAAATCTATCAACAACCATATCGTCAAATCTGCGACACCCTTTTTGGTCGCAAAGATGCATGGGATAGATTAGAAGAGCAGGGACACATTGAATTTATCTCTACATCATTCATTCGTGGTATGTCATTTGATGACGCTATCATTATTGTTGATGAAATGCAAAACATGACATTCGAAGAGATAGATACAGTTATGACAAGGGTTGGCTATCGCTCTAAGATTATTTGGTGCGGAGACTATCGCCAAACTGACTTGAATAAGAAGAAGAATGACGTATCAGGTATTCTCAAATTCTTTGATATTGCATATCACATGAAAGCATTTACAAAGATTGAATTTACTGTAGATGATATTGTTCGTTCTTCATTGGTAAAAGATTATATTTTAGCGAAGTTACAACATGAAGATGGACTCAATACACTCTAGCCTAAGCAACATAAACCTAAAAGAATTATCTCCAAAGTACGTAGGTCTGAATTCTATTAGGACTGATAACGCACACGTTAAGGAATTCTTAGACAATTTTAAAAGTGAATTTTGGCTAGAACATAAAATAAAAATTCACCATTCTGTTAAGGTCACCAAAGAACGACTTGTGCGTGATCGTGTTATCGTTTTCATCTACAAAAAACAAAATTTTACATCTATCAATGATGTTCTCAAACTCGTTCGTAAATATGATTTTCCAGAAAAATATGTTCTTAGATTAATGTCAGAATATAAAAACTGTAGTTGTATCATGTTTGCTATTGAAGCTGATGGTGATGTAGCGAAGTACAAAGTTTATTGTGAAATTCCTTTACAGAATTTTGGATTTGGATTCAAGTGGGTTAAATCTAAATCTGTAGTCACTAGATATGATTTGAAATCTGCAAGTGAATATAAAGCATTGATTGATGCGAGTGGTTTTAATTTGTATCCAGAGTTTCTTGAGAAGACTGAGATTACTAGAGCGGCATCTGTAAGAGATGAGAACACCAGTAAACGTGGATTCGAACTTGAGTTCGAATCACTATACTTGAAAGACATTTCAAAAGATGTATCAAACTTGACATTTGTTAACATATATGATAAACTGAAAGACTTATCTAATCTTCCTATAATCCATTTTAGTGGAGGTCTTGAAAGTAACGGAGATAAATACTTTAATCTATACTTTATGGTACTATAAAAATGAACTTTAAACATGTTGGTTGTGATATTGATTATGACCTAGAAACCGAAACAATAAACGGCAAGCGTTTTTATAAAACGCCTGAAGGCAATCTGTATCCATCTGTGACTACTATCACATCTCAACATGGTAAAGATAAAATTCTTGAGTGGAGAAAACGTGTAGGCGAAGAAGAAGCCAATCGTATTTCAACTAAAGCATCCAGCCGTGGCACCAGAGTACACAAGATTTGCGAAAACTATTTGAACAACGAAGAAGACTATGCACGTAAAACGATGCCTGATTCTGTTGCTATGTTCAAGTCTTTACAACCTCTATTGGATGAACATGTAAATAACATCCATGCACTAGAGATTCCTTTGTATTCTCATCATCTAAGAGTTGCTGGTAGAGTTGATTGTATTGCAGAATACGATGGTAAGTTATCTATCATTGACTTCAAGACTTCAAGCAAGCTAAAAGAAGAAAGTTGGATTAAAGGATACTTCATGCAATGTTCCGCATACGCAGTCATGTATGAAGAACGAACTGGAATACCAGTATCACAAATTGTAATTATGATAGCAGTTGATTCCGAACATCCACAAGTGTTCATCAAGAAACGCAACGACTACATCAAAGATTTTATATCTTACCGTGAAGCATATGATGCTGTACTGATTGACTAAATAATGAGTATTGCTGTATGAAGCAAAGAGAAACAGGTTCTGGACGGGGGTGCGAATCCCCCCACCTCCACCAAAAGTATTCTAAACTGGACGCAGGATCAGAGAAGGTTGAAAGTGGATTGATCCCCACAAGTATGCTGGAGATTAAGAATGCTTTTGATGGGGGTGCATAGTTTCGACAGGGCAAAGAGTAACAGAGTGGACAGCACATCAGCAACGATGTAAAAAGAAGAAAACAAAGTAAACGCAAACGACTCACGTTTCGCATTGGCAGCCTAAACGCTGACTAGGGTTTCGACAGGTTTCCTCGTAACAGAATAACCTGTCACTAATTTATGGAGTAATAATGAAAATAATCGATTCGACAAAAATTCCCGATGTTAAAATCATCAACCTTCCTGTCTATAGAGATCATCGTGGTTTCTTTACTGAAACATTTAGACCCGAAGTTGAAGAAGCCCTTGGCGTAAAATTTCTTCAAGACAATCAATCTGTATCACGTAAGTATGTTCTAAGAGGCATTCATTTTCAATGGGATCAACCAATGGGTAAATTGGTTCGTGTCACTCATGGATATGGACTTGATGTTGCAATCGATTTGCGAAAAGACTCTCCCACATACGGACAGTATCATGCTGAGTTGTTGGGACCAGAATCAAACAATCAATTGTGGGTGCCAGCAGGCTTTGGTCATGCGTTTCTTTCACTAGGAGAATATACGCATCTAATGTACAAATGCACCGCAGTACACAACCCTAAAGCAGAAGCCGCAATTAATCCATTTGATAAAGATTTGAATATCGATTGGCAAACAATTGATAAAATCAAAGACTTTATTATATCAGACAAAGACAGAGCCGCAGGTTCTTTCGCAGATTATAAACTAAACCCAAAATTCTAATTATGAAAAATATTCTTATCGTTGGCGGCGCAGGCTACATCGGCACAAGACTGTCTAATCACTTGTTTGATTTAGGATATAAAGTGCATGTGATTGACAACTTTTGGTTTGGTGATAAACTGAACCCAAGCATTTCAAAAGAAAAGAAAAGCCTTTGGGATATCAAACCCGCAGAGTTAACTTCATATGATGCAGTTATGTTTCTTGCTGGATTGTCTAATGATCCAATGGCGATGTTCAGACCAGACTTAAACTTCATTGAGAATTCTTCTGCGCCAATGTATCTTGCATTTATTGCTAAAGAAGCAGGAGTAAAACGTTTTGTGTGTGCAAGTTCATGTAGCGTATATGGATTCACAAAGAACAAAACATTGAACGAAGGCAGTTTAGTTAAGCCAGCATATGCATATGGTATTTCTAAACTACAATGTGAACGTGGCTTAGAGACATTAGAGGATGATAACTTTAAACCAATTATATTCCGTAAAGGTACAGTTGGTGGATGGTCACCAAAGATGCGCTATGACTTAGTTGTGAACACTATGTTGAAGAGTGCATTTACTACAAAGAAAATTGTAGTTAACAATCCAAAGATTTGGCGCCCATTGATAGATATTCGTGATGTAATTCAAGGATATCAAAAAGCATTAGAAGCAGACTTGAATGTGTCTGGTGTTTATAATCTCTCTGGTGGCAATATGACTATTGGACAATTGGGTGAAGCAATCTATGGAGAGTTGAGAAATAGAGGATACGTTGTTGACTTAGTTATCAATGAAAACAATGATGTTCGTAACTACAAAGTTACCACAGAAAAAATTGAAGATGAGTTGGGATTCAAGTCACAGTTTACCCCTCTAGATTCATTAGCTGAAATACTTGACAATATGAATCCATTGAGTTATAATTTCGATAGTGATGAGTATTCTAACATAACGACATTTCAGAAAGTTTTAGGCAAATGAAAATACTATTAACTGGTGGGTCAGGACTTCTCGGTAGAAATTTAATTTCGCATTTAAGTGGACATGAAGTCATTGCTCCCAGTAGTAGTGAGTTAGACGTTACTGATGCTTTGTCTTTCATACCATTTAAGTGTGATTTGGTTATTCATTGTGCGGCGATTGCTAAGTTTGGTGATGCAGAAAAAGACCCACTTGGAACAATAGATACAAACATTCAAGGCACATGCAACGCATTGAGACATGCGATGACTCAAAATGCTAGATTTGTTTTCATATCATCATCACACGTATTTGATGGACAAAAAGGAAATTATGAACACACAGATTTGCCTAATCCATTAACACGATATGCAAAGTCTAAAGTTGCCGGTGAGATGGCGGCTTTAATTTATGACAAGGCACTAGTTGTGCGAACAGAATTTTGTGACATTGACTTTCCATTTGATACCGCATTTACAGATAAGTATTCATCTAAAGAATACATAGATATCATTGCACCTAAAATTGCAGAGAAATGTTTAAGTGAACAAACAGGCATTTGTCATGTTGGTGGACCTAGACGCTCGTTTTATGAATTTGGTCAATTGAGAAATCCAAATGTGAAACCTGGATCAGTTGAGAATTTTGCAAAGACAAGTATAGTGCCTATACTGATAGACACAAGTTTAATTGAGAATTGAGGAATTATAATGACGGCAACAGTAATTGCACACATATACAATGAAGAATATATTCTACCTTGGTGGTTAGAACATCATAAGAAAATTTTCGACCACGGTATTATCATCGACTATGCATCTACTGATAGGTCTCTTGAAATTATTAAAGAGATTTGTCCCACATGGGAAATTGTACAATCTAAAAACAAAGAATTCAATGCTATGGCAGTTGATGTTGAAGTATTAGAATACGAACGCAAGATTGAAGGCTGGCGCATTTGTTTGAACGTCACAGAATTCTTAGTTGGCGATTATAAAAAGTTCTTAGTAGACACGATTAGGTCTACACAGCATTTGATTCCTACAATTACATTTTGGGATTGGAATCCTAATGACGAATTAGATAAAACTCGACCTCTATGGGAACAAAAGAAACAAGGCATTCATTATAAGACAGACTTCATGGCTCGCCGTGCTAGAAGTTTGCATAACGTGAAAACAATGCAGTATGATGTTGGACGCCATTTCGCTTCATTCAACAATGAAGAGATGATGATTTTTCATTACGCAAATTGTATTGCTAGTAAAGGTATGCTTGAACGTAGATTGCAGATTCAAACTAAAGTGCCAGAACACGATAGAATTCGTGGATGGGGAAGCCATCACTATCATGGACCAAATGGTCTGATGACTATTGAAACTTTAAAAGAATTGTGGAGTAAAGATTTACCTAAAGTGACTGATTGTAGCGAAGACATTATTCGATACACTAAAGAACCCGATGAAACATATTCATTAGATTTGGGATGCGGTGAGTATCCTAAGAATCCATTCAATGCAAAACATGTGTATGGTATTGATGTAAGAGATGATACAAAGAATAAAATCACAAGAGCAGATTTGGTGATTGAACCAATTCCATTCATTGATAATTTCTTTGACTATGTGACTGCACATGATTTCATCGAACATATTCCTAGACTGATGTACAGTCCAAATCGTAGATATCCGTTCGTAGAATTGATGAGTGAGATTTGGCGAGTATTGAAAGTTGGAGGAAAATTCTATTCTAAGACTCCTGCATTTCCTCATGCGGCCGCCTTTTGGGATCCAACACACGTAAATATAATCACAGAACAAACATTTCCATTCTATTTTGATAATGAAAAGATGTGGGCTAAAGAAGTTTATGGCTTCAAGGGTCAATTCAGAATCGAAAGTCAGACATGGGATGGACCACATTTATTAAGCACATTAGTTAAATGCTAAATAAAAGACCCACTAAACACTTGTGGGTCAAAAAACGAAAGGAAAAAATATGAAAGCAATTTTAACGGCTGTAATATTTATATTAACTTTATGTTCTACACATGCATCGGCAACATTACCAACACTAAAAGAAATATCAGAATCATCATCAGCACCAAAAAATTCTAGTAGATCAGACCTTTACTGGATGGCAATGAACATCTATCACGAAGCTGGCAATCAACCGCTTATTGGAAAGATTGCAGTTGGCATTGTAACTATGAATAGACTGAATGATAAAAGATATCCAAAAAACATTCGTGATGTAGTAACTGATCCATATCAATTTTCTTGGTACAATAGCAAAAGCGCAAACACTCCGCCACCAAGCAACAATCGATGGAAAGAATCATACGAAGTGGCTAAAATGTTATTGACAAAGACAATCAGTAGTGATATAATTAAACTCTTAGAGGGTGCAACACACTTTCATGCAACAAGTGTTAAGCCAGATTGGATTAACAAAGTGCATAAAGTTGCACAGATCGAAGGACATATCTTTTATCGTTTACCATAGGAAACTACATCATGAATATTATGAAGAAAAAAATTGAAATGAAAACGTATCAGCGTAAGAATGGTTATCCATCATCTTACTATGCTTCTGAAACAGAATTAAATAATCCAAAGTTTCGTTCTGCTAGTCCTGCAAATAAACCGACAGAATATGGAACATTTCGCAATGGCCGAATCATTTCAATGAGAGTATACAATAATGAGTCTTAAGATTCTAACGCAGAAAGAATTTGAAGCAGAGATAAAGCAGATTCAAATCAAAAAGCATCCTATTACAATAATAGACGCAATACTTGAATACTGTACACAAAAAAATATTGAAGTCGAAACAGCGGCAACATTAATTACACCTCGCATGAAATCTTCTATTGAAGGTGAAGCAATGAAGTTAAAGATGATTGCACCAAAAGCTAGATTACCTATTGAGGTGGATGAGTAAATGAAGATGGATGCTATAGACGCATACAAAGTTTATTTGGGAGTTAAAAATCACTTCACGCAAGATAGCTACGATTGGTTCAAGTATAACAAGAAAGTCAATGTTACATACGATTCTTTTTTGAAACGTAAAGACAAAATCTTTTTTGCTAAACTTGGCAATCGTAAAGATGCTTACTTAGAAGAATTTTTAGTTTCAAATTTCTTGCATGACACAAAAATTTGGGTTGGCGAACTTCTATCAGAAGAATGCGAAGAACGCTACAAAGAATGGAAACGTAAACAAGAATCTTTGACGTATGTATTTAAAAATGAGATGGATTTTATCTCTGGTTGGAAGCCAGACGAACTGAATGAATTTTTTAATGCTAAAGGTGGCGACCATCCACCAATCATCAAGAAATACTTAAGAGGAGAAATCAGTCTGGAGACATTAGCAATATTGAATTCACTATTGCATTTTGTCAAAAGGTATGATACAATGATACATGATCCAATCTACAAAGAGGTAAGCAAGTTA